GACTCCCAATGATGAGGACTTACTAGCCGAAGATTGGGAGGCCTGACGGATCTTCTTATGAGTCAGGTTCAGTAGCCCCATGAAGCTAGTCAAATTCGTACTTGTAGCTTTTCTATTCTCACTTCTCACCGGCGGTAGTTGTAATAAGCCAACCCCGGTTACCCCTCCTACTCCAGTTGTTGATGCCGGCCCACCCCCACTTCCTGATATCGATGCGGGAGTCGACACTTGTATCAAGTTTTGTAGCCACATGACGGACGTCAAGTGTGCTCCGGATCCGAAGTGCTTGGGAACTTGTAAGAGAGTTCTGCAGGAGAACCTAATCAGGCTTCCTGTAGATTGTGTTCTAGATTCCACCTCTAAGAGCGCTGTCATCAAGTGTGGGGCTACCTGCAAGTAAGGAGTTTACTATGGCTAGACAATTTGGTGGGTTTGCAAATTATGGGTACAAGAAAGATCGTTCTGATCATGGGATGCCCGACATCACTGATCTGAACCACAAGTTCAAGCTTGTAACCCTCCCTAGATCAGTTGACTACCGAGAGCAGGTATTGGCAGGTCCTGGGATTATGAATCAAGGACAAGTTGGTTCCTGTGTTGGCCATGCGGCCGGTGGGGCTTGTGAGACTCGTTTAGTCATCGCTGGCACACCAATCCCTCATCGGTCACCTGTATGGATTTACGACGTAGCTCGTTGCATTGAACGAGCTCGTGTCAATGTAGGGGTTCCTAATCAGGAGCTACCACCTCTAGAAGACATTGGGTCGATGCCCTCAGATGCTTGGACTGGAATCACCAAATGGGGTGTTGCAGCTTATGAGGATCGCCCTACAAGCAACAAGACTGCCAATGATGAGCCTAAGCTAGGGCTCGTTGAAAGCGCTTCAGAGCTCATCCTGACAGGAGCCTTCCGCATTGATTTTGTAGGGTCATCCCGGATTGTTGCCATGAAGACGGCTCTGGCAAATGGGTTCCCTATTGCAATAGCTATCCAAGTTGATGCAGCCTTTGAGATGTGGGACGGTAGGAACCCTCTAGGAGCTCCTGACCCCAATGAAGTGTTAGGTGGACACTACATATACATAACCTCATATGAAACCCTTTCAAGTGGAAAGACTGTGTTCGGGGGTCCTAATAGTTGGACAGTGGACTGGGGAGATGTTGGGTTTTGGCTCGGAGATGAAACTTTCATCGCTGGAGCTGAAGACATATACGCTGCTGACGTGAAAGTGTCCACCTGAACACAAGAGGAGTCTTGAAGTTCTAGCTAAATTGAGGTAATCGAGTGGTGTGAGACTATCGATTACCTCAATGAGTGGAAACTCCTTCCGTGCCTGCCTCAACCTGCAGGATCTGAGGAACCCTAAGTTCTTCGTAGACCTAATCTTTCCTAAGTTCAATAACCCGAGCTCAATTGAGCAACCATTTCCTGTACTGATAGATCAGCTAGGAGTGGAGCTCGTTCCAATAGCTCAACTCAAGGTCGAGGATGGTTGGAAGGTCACTTACGAATGTACTCACCTATTGGGGGTATTTAAAGTGAGGTGGCCTGATTGTTCGAGAATAGTGATCCTAGATATTTCCCCACTCAAGCTCACTGTGAAGGGGGATAACACCTTCGTGTACGAAATCCCAGAGTTAGTCCAGTGATACACAAAATGACGAAGGGGCCGCAATAGCAGCCCCTTATTGATGTCACTCTTAATCGAGTCAGTTCTTCAGATTGATTGGACCGGCTCGCTTCGTTCGGAAAGCTTCCGCCGTAGCGTCATTGATGACGATGTCGATTTTAGACAGATCCATCTTCGGAAATCCCATCATGCTTGCGAAGAAGCTTCCTGGGAAAGAACCCAAAACGTTCTCGTAGACCCTCTTCTTGTCAAGAAGTGTTTTCTGGTCAGCTTCGAAGGAGTTGCGACCAGCTTCGATAGCTTGTTGTAGTTTGGTGTACATCGATTGGTCGAAGTTTGGGTTCTGTTCATGAATGAACTGGAACATGGCCTTGGAACCTTCGGCTCCATAGCGACCCTTCATAGTACTATCGTAAAGTTCCTTCAATTTGTCAGCAGCCATATCAGGGACCTGAGCCATCTCCTTGATCTTGTCGAAGTAATTGGCGTAGTTGTTCTGATTTTGTCCGTACTGTGCCCTTAACCCACTCTCCTGATGTACACAGTCATTGTGGATGCCAATGATGGAGAATACGAAGATGGTGAGAACTAGGAATAGGGCTCCTACGCAGGCTAGGATGATCTTGACGGCGGTACTCATGTTGGTGCTATGGCACTCCTTTGCTGTGGTGTTAGATGTTGTTTAGAAATGACTCTTGAAAGGGTTAGTTGGTCTTTTCGATGATCGGACCTTGAACCCACCCGTATCGTTAGTATCAGACCAAGGGGAAGCGTCCCACCGGTTCTTAGGAGATCTGCCAAATGCACTAGCAGTCCCCTCATCCCCGAATACATCATGCGTCTCAAATAACCAGATTAATAACCCGGCTATGAGGAGACCGATAAGGATGGAGATTGTGTACTCAGTTCCAGAAGGGGTTATAGACGAGGAAAGGTACTCAAAGTCCTTCATTGGCTTGCGCTTGAAGTACTGGTTCACATTGTAGTGCATCACTTGAAGGGTGGCTTCAGGGGTAATCACCGGTAGCTCCATCACGGCATCCCGTAGTTTAATCTCGAAAATCTTAGCCGTAGTCCAACACATGACCTGGGCCCATTGGGGTTTTCCGGTTGAAGCATCCATTCCAATTACTAGAATGACGTCGTTCTTTTTGCCGCCGACCCAAGATTGCTCCAAGGCGTAGTACCAAGAGTCACCTTCGGTGGTGAGGACCACAATCATGTTCGCTTGTTTCTTCGCCCCTAAGTCTGAGTTGATCTTTTCAAGCCCTTCATTCCAAGCTTGGGGGTTCGTAGCTGAAAGACCTTGGGTCACTAGTCGATTGATGTGGTAGTAATCATAGACCCGCCCTGGATAATTAGGGATCTTGTTGCTGTACTTCTCAGCAAGACCTTGATGACGGAAAAGAGAATCTGGGGCAGCCTTTATGTAACTTGTGTAGCTATGAGTTCGAGCAGTAGGATCCCCAATTCTAATTGAGGCCCATCGTGGAGGGGTACTTGAACCTTGTCGATCAATTCGATCTATATCAAAGGACTCCTTATTCGAAGTTTTGACATTCCAGTCCCAATCATTGCTGTGTTCATAGCAAGTGTCACAGTGTTCTGAAGTTGAGCAGGATCTGTCCTTCCCAGAACCAGAGCAGGATTCAACCTGATGGCAGTTGCAACTGTAGGAGTGTGAACAGGAAGTCCACTCTTTCTTCTTGTCGGTGACCCAACCGTTCCATGTCTCATCATCCGACGTGTTCATGTTGTAGACAACAGCTACTGAAACCCCTGATACTATGAGTTCAGCTAAGACGAGGAGTCCCAACTCCTTCCAGGTAATACCCTTGAAGATGAAGAAGGCTACTATTGCTACTAGCAGCGGAAATATGAGAAATAGCAAGAACGTCATAGCTTATCCTCTATTACGCTTGAGAGGTTAGTATCTCAATAAAAAAAATCATATTCTCCTACACCGGGTTGTATGGCCGGTGTAGTTAAGAGTCAATATGTCTGAAGATCCGATAGTTTATGTGTATCCAGAGTGGCTTCGCGCTGGGATCTACCTTAGGGACCGCTCACCAAATTCAGACCAAGGTAAGGGTTATTGGGTTAAGTCCATCGAAAGTGGAGTGGGTGCTGAGACCACCATCGTGAGGGTTCTCCGAATAGGCCTAGGGGATACCTTGAGACTCACAGTATCGGAGTTGTTGGCTAGGTTCGAGCCAACTGGGCGGAACTCTAGCCTGCCCCCTCGGGTATCTTGATGGGGTTCGAGATCCTTCCCGGAGACTGCAGAGTAGTCCTTAAGGACATCCTTGATTCCTCAATTGACTCAGTGGTCAGTGATCCACCGAGTGGAATTAGGATGATGGGCCGAGGGTGGGATCATTTCAAGCCAGATGTAGAGGATGAACTAGCCTCTGAGCGAGCAGAGCTCATGGCTTTTCAGAACTTCCTTGTCGAGGTGTTCATCGAGGTCTACCGAGTCCTCAAGCCAGGGGCTTTCGGACTGGTTTGGGCTCTCCCGCGCACTAGTCACCATACTGGCATGGCCCTAGAACGATCTGGGTTCGAAATTCGTGATCGCGTTTCACACGTGTTTTCACAAGGCTATAAAAAGGGTTTGGATATCCAGAAGGCTCTCATATCTGAAGGACTTCCCGAAGAAGCTGAGAAGTGGTTAGGCCATCATACTGGGGTCAAACCGGCGATGGAGGACTGGTGGTTGATCCGAAAGCCAATCAACGGGAAGATCATTGAAAACCTTCTCAAGTACGGTACCGGGTCACTAAACATTGATTCGGCTAGGATCTATACAGACTGGAACGAGGTAGATCGGCCAGAGTCCTGGAAGAAGAGTGGGCATACGTCTAAGCCCGAAGCGGCAAAGGTGGCTGCTCCTCCTGGGCAGGGTATTGAATGCCACCCGCTCGGTAGATGGCCTGCGAACTTTGTTCTTTCCCACAACTTGTGTTGCAAGAGAGTAGGGTTCAAGACACTCAAGGGTGATCAGCGAGGGAACCCAGGAGGAAAGCGTCCAGGAGGATTCTTCAACACAGGTTCCGATGCCGGGGATGGAAAGCCAAATTCTCAAGTCTACGGAAACGAGAAACTTCCAATCTATGAGTGTGCCCCAGGTTGCCCTGTACGGATACTAGAGAGCCAAGAATCAGGAGCCTCGAGGTTCTTCAAAGTCTTCGAACCAGATTACGAAGATCCATTCCTCTACCAGGCCAAGCCTTCCACGAAAGAGAAGAATGAGGGTCTTGATGAGGGTCTTGTCAACGAGCATATTACCGTTAAGTCATTGAAGCTAATGAGGTATCTCGTGAAGCTCGTGACCCCCTCGGGTGGGGTGGTAATAGATCCATTCGCCGGCTCTGGAACAACCCTTGTTGCGGCCCTCGAAGAGGGTTTCAATTGTATTGGTATCGAGAGTGATCCTGAATCCATTCCAGTCTTACAAAACCGAGTTTCTAATGCTTATGAACGCGAAGAGGAACGAAGGGGCCAAGAAGAGGCCTTCAATATGATCTTCGAGCTCGAGAGCGAGTAGCTACGGCTTGGACAATCGGATCTTCGTGTGCAAGTCTCATCACTGGCTTACCATAGAGTCCCGATAGAGATAATGCTCGTTGCATTCTGAACTTAGCTGTTGGAGTCAGCTTCTCCGGGGCGGCCATGAAAACTAAGAAGGTCTCAGCAAAGTCTTCATACTTGTCGACCTTGCCATAGTCGGTGACAATGTCGAGATCCTTGAGCTTCTCATCTCTGTCACTCGGGGCTCGATAGTTTGGATTGGCAAGAGACCCCAGATCTTGGTCATCCCATGGAGTATCCCAGAATCTTCTGGCGTCATCTGATAGATACCTTCTGTGGATGTAATGCCCAAGTTCGTGAAGAAGAGTCTCATTCACCCACTTGATGAATCTACCACTCTTGCCTGTAGAGAGTTGATCAACAGATAGTGTTAGCTCTCTGGTTCCACTGTGAAGGAAGGCTGTGGACCCAGCATCCAATACCAGGGTGATCCTGGATAAACTCTGGTCCAGGATCTCTTCAACCCCGCGCTTCTTGAATAACGCCTTCAGGTAATCAATACCTTCAAGTGTTCTGAGACACCTTCCCTCATCGATATGCTGGGAGTTGAGAACCTTGAAACCACTGTAGTCGAAGGACTCTGGGGCTGCGGTGGATACAGCCTCTTGAGCAACCTCCTCGAACTCATTGATGAGACTTAGCATCTCTGGTTCAGTGGTTACCTTACTCTTTACTGCAGCTGCTATTTTTCTCAGTACTTGTAGTACTGAATCATACACCTTCGAATCCAGGCACTTCTTAACCCAGACTTGGAAGCCAGTAGACTTAACTACCCCCACAAGAGCACTTCGTAGGATCTTACCGTCCTCTGGTTTATGGTGAACTTTGGCATAACTTCGATTGAAGTTAGCTAGATCCTCAACGGCCTTACCCCAAAGGTCATCATCTTGAGCAGTTCTGTAGCGAACAGCAACTCGTAGGATGAGTGGGTCGGTCACATCTGACCAACCCTATAAGTAGCTTAGGGTTAACTTACCCTCTTGTACCTGAACATCCTATCGAGGGAGATCTTCCTACCATTGTCTTGATAGACGAACTCACCATCTATACTTACCACTACAAATGGTAGCGATAAGCGGCGAGTGTCCTTGCTTTGCCAGACTTGACCAACTTCTACTTTAACCTTCGACTTGGGAATCTCAATCTGGTACTCCCAACTCTCTGAGGTAGAGGTAGCATCCGAACCTGGAACGGTGAGTGGCTTTCCATCA